TATTATGTTGTACAAATATTTTTAATTCTTTAAAATTATCATCCCAAATTTCGTCTAATGTTTTAAAATATTCTTTGTATTTTTCTACAAAGTCTTCCCATTGTTTACACCGTTCTAGATTATCTTTAAACCCATCTGTTTTTGTATTGTAATTTTTTATTTGGTTTGATAACCAACTACCTAATGGTTTTTCTATTTTGGTATGTTGGCTTGGTCTTCTTTTTTCTTTATTTATAAATTGTTTGATTTCTTCTAATTTTTTATGCCATAATTCATCTAATGATGTAAAATATTCTTTATATTCTTCCATAAATGTTTCCCATTGTTTAGACTGTTCTAAGTTTGTAAACATATATCGTTTTTTATTGTATTTAAATATTTGGCCTGATAACCAAATATTTAATGATTTTTCTATTTTGGTATGTTGGCTTGGTCTTCTTTTTTCTTTATTTATAAATTGTTTGATTTCTTCTAATCGTTCATTCCATTTTTCATCATTTGATTTAAAATATTCTTTATATGTTTCAATAAATAATTCCCAATGTGTGTACCTTTCAGGATTATTATTAAATCCATTTTTTTTAAACTTATAATTACTAAGTGTATTTGATATCCAATATGCTAAATATTTTTCTGATTTCTTTGTTGCAGACGGTTTTCTTTTATTTGTTTCCAAAAATATTATCAACTCTTCTAATCGTTCATTCCAGTTATCAATGACTTCACAATCCATTAAACATGATCCCAAATTTAATTCACCTTGCAATTTCCATAATACTTTTACATCTGGATTGGTATGCACTGTCATTTTAACTCTTTCTTTCGGTGGTTGAATTTTCTTTTCTTCTCCTTGTATTTCAAAATATTCATCTCCTTGTTGTAGTATATTAATAACATGTTCCGACTCACCATGAGTTATTATTGGAGTTTCTAATGAATTGGTATGCACATCCACTTGAACATCCTCTTCTTCCACATGTTCCATCACTTCATCTATATCTACTTGTTCCCCAATTGTATATCCTTGTGTTCGCAAATTTTCTTCTATTTCTTGTGGAGAATATTCATTTGGATAATGTAAACATATTTCATATAAATCTTCATCTTCTTGTCTCAATGCAGATAATACATTAAGTATCGCTGTAAAGTCACCACCGCTCGCCATATCTTTACGAATTGCTTCATCACATTCTTCGGCTGTAGTACATGATTCATATTTTGTTTTATCTATATAAATCGGTAACAATATAGTTGAATGTGGTTTATGTATTCCATACTGTTTACGAACAATTCTCCCAATATTTTGAATAATTTTTACAAAGGATGATTTGGGATCTACGAATACACACATGTTTGCGTTTTTTGTATCTACACCTTCTCCCATAGTTTCACACGAAGATAATAGAAATACATCTTGGGAAGCATCAAATGTTTCTAATAATGCACGTCTTTCTTTTGCTTTCATTTCAGAATAAAAACCTCTCACATGAATGTTTGGAATAGGTTGACTAGGAAATTCTTTTTGAATCGTTTCAAATGCTTTTTGTATTTCTATTTGATTTACAAAATTTCTTACCGAAGTAGGAGAATCGGTATTTACATCGGCATGAAATGTAAGAATACGATTATTTCCAGTTGTAAAATAAGTTCGTGCAATAGATTCATAAATAATCTTGTTTGAATTTTCACCAACTAAATCTACACGAATTTCAAATGGATTCAAATATCCTTCGGCTACACCTCTCAAATAAGAATATTCATACACAGTTTCACCATAATCAATTGTATCACTCTTTTTTGGTGTTGCAGTAAATAAACACATTCGTTGAATATTTGTATTTTCCAAAAAGAGTGGTTGATATGTTTCCGAAGTAACATGATGAGCTTCATCTAAAACACACATGGGAATTTCCACATCTTTTATTAATTCAAAACTTTGGTAAGTAATGCATAGTATTTTATTTTCACGTTGTTGTAAAAAGGTTTGAATATCTTCTTCATTTGTTGTATGACCTTCATCGGATGAAACAATAAGTTTTAATGGATTTGCAACATCTTGTAAATAATCATTATCAAATTGGTTGATCAACGATAAAGATGGAAATACATAAACACAAAGTGAATGATTTTGGAATGATTTTCCATACCGCATGATTAATGATTTTCCAGTTCCGCAAAACATTTTTACAAGGATTCTATTTTTAGTTTCAAAACATATTCGTTCATCGGCTTCTTTTTGATATGGTCTCCACGGTTTTGAAAAAGACATTTTTATTAATTTATATTTTTATTAATCTTCTTCAATTTTTAAAATTGAGTTATTACAACTCATTTCTTTATTTTAAATGAATAAATTACCAACTTATCTTTTGGAACTACATGAAAAATTTCCAAAAGATATAAAACGAAAAGTATGCAAACAATGCGGAGATTTAGGACACGGGATTTCAAGTATAGATTGTAAAATAAATATTCTGAAAAAAGATTTATTAAAACAAAAAGTAAAAAAATATTTCTTATCCCAAGATGGTTCTAATGATTCTATACATTTCATACCATTAAGTGAACAGTTGGGAATTTCAGAAGCTCAATGTAAAAGTTTTTATAATGAAATTCCATGGTTAGATTTATTGCACAGATCAAATATGATTACAAATATTATTGAACAATTATCGTTTGAAAGTTGTGAACAATGTGGCAAAAATAAATGTACGATTCAAAAAAATCCTTTCCGAAAATGGAAAGAAAAAAATATTTGCGATACTTGTTTTATATCAACATATAATGAACGAGAACTTTTATGGAAATTAGTTTCAGAATACAAACCAATACAGTGTTTATTTTGCAACAGTATAAGAAAACATAAAGACGAAAGATTTCACTTTGATCATATCAACATGTTTGAAAAAGAAGATAGTATTTGTAATATGATTGCTGAAGGTGTGGAAATAAAAATTATTTATGAAGAAATTGATAAATGTCAAATACTTTGTATTTCATGTCATCAAATAATAACTCACATGGAACGTGCTTTGGGATTCACAAAACAAAAAATATTATTAACACGGAAAATAAATCAGAATGAAATCACTTCAGACGAATATGAACAACAATTACAAAAATATAAATCAATTTATGATGAAATCATGGTTCCAATTTATGAAAGTATTAAAACAAAACATTTAGTTTAATTCAATTTCAGTTCCGCAAAATGGACAATGTACAATATCACTATGTATATTAAATAAACATTCAAAACACAATTCATGATGGCAGTTTGTTACAATCATATATTTTGGTCTAGAACATAGGAAACATTTTCTTTTTTCATTTAAAAAAGTAATATTGAAAACATTGCATTCTACACAAACATCATTTATAACAAATCCATTATTTTCTTTAAAAAAATAAGATGGAAATTTACTTTTACAATGTAAATTATTTTTACAAGGTATAAGTTCGCATTCATTTTCACATTTAGTTTTACAAAATAACGTTGAGTTAGATAATTCATGATCTTGATTTGAACATTTTTTATTACACACAGTTATACATTTTCCATTTCCAAAACAACTCATATGTGTTTTATTTTTACCTATTTATATACTTTTGAATACCTAAATTTAGTTTGTGTAATAAGTTTTATTTATTCGTATAAAAAAATTTTAAAAACCTCATGAACTTCTTTTTCAATAAATGTAGTAGTCATATTGATACTACATTTATTATTTCCAATTTATTTATGAACTTTCTTATGCATAGCCAACCCTTTTTTAGTTTTAAAACTTTCATTACATGAATCACAAACAAATGCCTGATTTTGAATAGATGCATATTTATCATTCAAATATAAATGTAGAGATGGCATCTGTATTTCATCTAATTGAGCCAACAATTTTTTTGAAGTGTCTTTAATCGTTGTTGTCATTGTTTCTTTATTTTTAATAAATAATTGCATTTCTTCATTTATTTTATCTAACACTTCTTTTTTTATATTAAAACCATGTTCTTGTTCATCCGATACAACTGTTTCTAATCTTGAAGAAAGATGATCAATTACATCTATTGCCATTTTAATTTGATCTTTGGAAAAATATACTTTATGTAAATAAACAAGAACTTTGCCATTATGAATTTCAATAAAGAAATTTGGTTTGGAAACAATTCCTGATAATTGTGACATCATAATTCCACTACATTCTCTATTATTTATATCTCTTAAAAATTTTTTTATTTCTTCCAAATCAACATTTCTTTCATAATTTTTATTTTCAATCAATATATCTTGAAACCCTTCTCGGTGAATCATAAAATCTCCACTAGCAGTTTGAGATGTAGTATTTTCAATATTTGCTGTTGGAAAAATGTCAGTTAAAATACTTTCCAACATATGTTCAGAGTATTGTCCTTTAAACTGTGAAGAAGCTTTGTATTTATGTAAAAATTCACTCATTTCAGTGTACAACCGATCATTGGTAGTTTTATTTACTAACAATTCATCTTTTACAACAGATAATTTGTTAGAAACTTGTTCTTGATTAGATTGTAACATTTGAAAAATAGGTTGTTGTAACATAGATAGTTTTGTATCAAAGGATGAAATAAATTCTGTTAAATTTGTTTCTGGTTTACTTTGAATCATAAACTGTTGGAAATCACATTGTATTGTTTTTTGAAGTAATGATAATTGATCTTGTATTTTCTTTTGTGTTTCTTCTTGAGATTTTGGTAACAAGTTGGTAAGTTTATCTATAAATGTATCACTATGTTTCTGCATTATTTGAACTATTTTTTCAGAATGTTCTGAACTATTCATAGACAAAAGTAATTTCAAAGTTTCCAAAAAAGATTTATTTGTTTCTGTAATCTTACCAACAACTGATTCTTGTAAAAAAGAAAGCTGACCTTTGATATCTTTTACTTCTTGTAGTAATTGTCCTTGCAAAGTATTTTGCAACACCTTACTCATATCGTTGCTAATTTTATCCATAAAATCCAAAAGAACTAGATTCATAGATTCAAAATCAACTGATGGATTTTTTTTGTAATAATCATGAATTCTCTTATTGTTTACGGTCATCAAATACTTTTCTGCCATTTATACTATATTAATTGAATTGTCTTTAAATTAAAATTATTAATTAATAATTAATTAATATTATTAAAATATTAAAATAATTAATTAATAATTAAAAAAATAAAATAAAAACTAACAATTTTAAATAATAATTAAAAATACATTTTTATTTTTACAAAAATATTAAAATAATTATTTAAAAATAAATTAATAAAATAAAAGTTC